CAACCACCATTACAGCCAGAGCCACCAGTACAACCACCAGTACAGCCAGAGCCACCAGTACAACCACCATTACAGCCAGAGCCACCAGTACAACCACCAGTACAGCCAGAGCCACCTGCTCCTGCACCAACTACTAAAGAAGAAGTAAAAACGGTTGTTGATAACCTTCTTTCTGATGGCAAGTTATCTGCATCTGATGGAAATAAAGTTATTGAGGCTTTAAATGCCGATGGCAAAATCTCTAAAGAAGAGGTGAAATCTTTATCAGAAACACTTGCTGCAGACGGAAAACTTACTTCAGTAGAAAAAGAACTTGTTGCTGAAGCATTAGTTGCCTCTGTTGTAGCGGGAGTAACACTTACATCAGAACAGGTACAAGATGCTGGTATTGCGTATCAAGACTTGCCACCTCAAACTCCTGTTGACGTTAGAACTGACGAACAGGGAAATGCTGTCATAATTACTGCAGAAGTTGCAGAAGCATTAGTGCTACTTGAAAACCCCGCAGAATTACTTGGTGAAATCTTTGAAGACCCAGGTCAAGTGTTACTTGCATTGGGCAGCATTGGTGCTGACATGTCAGAAGAAGAGCGTGAAGAAGCAACTGACATGGTTGTTGCCACTGTAGTTGCAGCAGGTGCTGCTATGAACGCCGTTAGTGCTGCAGCAGGTGCTGCTGGTTCTACTGGTGGTTCTACTGGTGGCGGAGGAAGTTCTGGTGGCGGAGGTCCATCAGGTGATAGTAAAGGTGTTAGGAGACGGAAACCTTGAAAATAATTAAAGACATGATTGACCAACTATGGACGCTATTAGGCATGTTTATTGCCTGGGTAGTCCTTGATGGAAGTGCCAAAACTATTGTTGGTTACGCTATTGTTGGAACACTTCTCGCTTGGGCAATCACTTACCCAATTAGAAACCGAGAAGACGACTAAAATATCAATAGTGTCTATCTGACACATTTAGGAGATGTACATGAATAAAGCAGCACTCGAATCGTACTTACGCAATTTACTTGGTCAAGTAATTGCAGCAGTCATGATTGTTATGCAAACAAGCAACGCAGCAACACCTTTGGACTTTGGACAATCTGAATGGCTACTCGTAGCAAATGCTCTCTGGGGTTCATTAATCCCAACAGCACTTCGCTGGGCCAATAAGAAAGACCCAGCATTTGGTCGTCTTGCAGAAGTTGCAGCAAAAGAAGTTTCAAAAAAACTTGCTACAAAACCAGTAAAGTCAGTTAACAAGAAGTAACTACAAAAAGGAACCCTAGAAATGTCGAAGATAGAAACTATTTCAATTCTTGTTGGAATCGCGTTAGGAGGCGGGGCAATTCTAGGGTTCTTTATAAACAAACTTAGTAAGTTTTCTGCTCATTGGGGCAAATTTATTAGGGACTGGGAAGGTGAGGAGGCTTCTGAAGGCAGAGATGCTGTGCCAGGAGTTATGTCTCGTCTTAACAAACTTGATGGGGAACTCTCTCACAACGGAGGCAAGTCTATAAAGGACATGGTTTTTCGTATGGAGGTCAGGCAGGACCGTTTAGAACGTAAGATGGAAGAGGCGGAAATCGTCCGCCAACAGAATCAAGTTATTTTACTTGAAGCAATAAAGACGCTTAACACACAAATACAGCCTAAGTAGGGAAAAATACTCACATGGCCCTAAATCAAATTCAGTTCGGTGCTCCCCCAGGTGGACCAGGAGCAGACATTGTTCAACGCATTGGTGGTGCTGTTAATAATGCGCTTGCCAATAAAAACAAAGATAGAAGTTCTGCACAAGCAGTAGTTGCACAACATGTTTTATCTAGTGTTCGTGCCGAAAGACAACACGGCTATGACTTAGAGAAGATGGATGTAAAGCATTCACAAACTCGTGAACTTCAAGATGCTGGAGTTGCTGCAAAAGCAGCCTCTGAAAAAGCAGGTCGTCGTCATGAAAAAGGTATGACAAAGTTAACCCAAGGACATGAGATTGCAAAAATGGGAGCAGCCTTTGCTGGCATTGGTCAGTTAAGTGAAAGCGGAAAAGTTGCTGAGTTTAAAATAGGTGACATGAGTGGAAAGTTTAATGCTCCTCGTGAAACACCAGCACCTGTTGCTATGCCAACTGTTCCAGATACAACACCACCTCCAGTAACCTCTACACCAAGTGGTCCAAGCACTGTTGGTCGTGACCCAAAGACAGGTCGCGCTGTGAGTTTAAAGAAGTCCCCACCACCTGCTGCACGAAGAGCAACAGGTAAAAAGAAGTAGTAATGGCAAAGACAGCAGCGTGGCAGCGTAAAGAAGGTAAGAATTCAAAAGGCGGTCTCAATGAAAAGGGACGTAAAGCCTATGAACGTGAGAACCCTGGTTCAGATTTAAAGCCACCTGTTTCACGAGAAAGAGCAGCACGCTCTCCTAAAGACGCATCACGTCGTAAGTCGTTTTGTGCACGTATGGGTGGCATGCCAGGACCAATGGAGAAAAACGGAAAACCAACACGTAAGGCACTAGCATTACGTAAGTGGGACTGTTAATTACTAAGGAGCAATAAATGGCAACTAAGAAAACGTTAGAAGTGGTTTGTGTTAACTGTAGCAATCCAGGGTTCTACCTCTATCAGGTTAACAAGTCTGTTCAATACTGGTACTGCCGTCAATGCCTACCTACCTTTTTATATGCTCAAAGAGATGCAGGTAACTTGTTTACCTCTGATGCATTAGATGTTGCTCAACAAGAAGCAATCGATATTTTAAAAACAGACATTCCTCAATACAAGGCAGAAGAGGCTCCTGTAACGGAAACACCCTCCGCCACAAAAAAGAAAATAGCAGTTGAGCCTGATGAAGAATGAAACTTATAAGAAAATTTGCAATACAGGGACACCCCGTTCCTGCAAGTTCAAGTAGGCCTCTAGGACCCTTTCCCCCTGAAGTTTTAAGTCAACCCCAGGTCGAATACGGTAACGAACATTCGGACTCTTTACACGAAGCACTCGATACCGTTCGTCTTTTCAGATGTCGCGACTGTGACGAGGTTCTTTATAGGGACCAACTTGATAACCACACATGTGAGGAAATATAAATAATGGCAACAAATAACGCAGGTGCTCAATTAGACACCGCAGGAGAAATCGCAATTGATGCGGTGTGGGGCAACATGCCTCCACAACCAAACGATGCTCGTACAACTCGCTTAGATTTAACTCTTGGAGACCACATCAACCTTGAATCAGGTTGGGGCGGATACCCACAATTTACAGCAAACACAGCAGGCTCTGACGTAGCAGGCTCAACTGACTATGTACAAGTTCCTAACGTAATTGGTATGACAACAGCAAATGCAGATGACGTTATGAAGGACTCAGGTCTTACAGTCACAACTGCAGCAGGAGCATCTAACGTCGGTAAAACTATTACAGCAGCAGCCCGTACAGCAGGTTCAGCAGTTATCTCACTTACTTGTGGAAGCCACGGCTTTGTTGCAGGTAACAAGGTAACAGTTTCTGACATCTCTGGTGGCGATGGCGTAAACGGTTCTTGGACAGTTCTTGCTGTTACAAGCGCAGACGTATTCACAGTAACTGGAACAGCCACAACAGTTCAGGCTCTAACAAGTCTTGCTGGTGTTGTTTCTGGTGTTGCTGGAACAATCAAGTCTCAATCAATCGCAGCAGGTGCAGCAACAACTGCAGTTGGTGCAGCAGTAACAATTACACCTTACGCAACAGCCTCTTAATTAAGGAGTAATAATGGCTCGGGTTACCTCAACAGGTGGCAGTAACGATAAGCAAAGGAATGTTCTACGTGCTAGAACCTCTTCTGATGAACTATCGGCACTCCTAGACCCGACCCGCGAACTCTATGGAGTTGGCGAACGAGAAGTAAAAGGCATGGCAAAGATGCTGGGGGTGACTCCACAAACGGGACGTATTAATCCGTTTCAGTCACTCCCAGTATCGCCAGGCTCTGAGTTTTATGATGCTATTGAAATTTTTGAGGGCGATGAAGAAGAAGAGTCAGGCGAGTTTTACGACCCTACTCGTTACTCAAACTACGCAGATGAGCCGTTAGATAACTACGATGCTCCTGCACCATTAACAGTATTACCCACATCAACTACTAACTACCAACGTCCTAGAACAGTTGCTGCAGGATATGACCCAAAGCGTGAAACATTAACTGTTGTCTTTAGAGACGGGTTGTTCTATAACTATTACGATGTTAAGCCATCAACTTGGAGTGCTTTTAAAGCCACTATTTCTAAAGGGCGTTTTATTCGCCAATATTTAGATAGCCATGCTCGTGGCGATGCTGCCATGGGAACTCTTCCTACTTACGCTAGAGAAACCCTGTATCGAATTGTTCGTACTAATCAGATATACTTTGAAGGTCGCCAAAGCCTTGTACCTACCTCTAAGACTGGTTACGGTGTTACCAAAAAACCAAGAACTAAAGCAAGTAAGCCTAAAACAACAGCACTAAAGTCCAGTCGGGGTAATAAAAAGAAACGGTAATAAATGCCAAAGGCGCACAACATCGGAACAGAACGATTCATACAAGTTATTAAACAGCCTCTTACCTGGGGTAACAAACTTGTAGTCCATGGTTGGACCCAAGAAATTGAAGAGCCATACCGTTTTGCAGCCCCAATTATGGTTAGACTACCCTTAAGTCGTATTCTTGTGTTAGGAAAATGGCAAGGAACAAAGTCTGAAGAAGAAGCATTGAATAGTGCAATTTCGAGAAGGGACCTTACTTATGATGATTTTGAAGAAGAAAAAGGGTGGAGACCACCCCCAAACAAAGATACAGAAGCGTATCTCTAAGTTACCTACTCCAGAGTTAATTGGATGGGTTGAGGCTTCTTTATTTGCTATAGGTCGAGATACTTTTGCTTGGCAGAAATCTAATGAACCAGTATTGCTGGATGAGTTAGAAATGGGTGCAGAAGCACTTTTGGAAATCATGAGAGAATTAAAGAGAAGGTCGTAACTTAGTGATAGAATTAACCGTCTCCCTCTCTCAGACGCGGGGTTGCCCACTTCGGTGGGCTTCTCTGTTTAGGAACTAAATGTCTATTGATTTTAATGATGAAAAGTTTGAAGAAATTAATCCCGAACTTTACGCAGCCGAAGATGAAGAAGTTCCGCTACCCCCTGAAGATAATGAACTAGATGAACTGTCGATTCAATTTGTTGAAAAGTTAATAAATAAAATCATAGAGTTCCAAGAAGTTCTTGTTGGTTACCCGCTACACCCTTATCAAATGCCGTTGGCACGTCGTATGATTGAATCGGTTTTAATTAATGACGGTGAAGAAATTACAGCCCTTGCTGCACGTCAATCAGGAAAATCAGAAACAGTTGCCAACACTGTTGCAACATTAATGATTCTTCTTCCACGTCTTGCAAAGTTATACCCAGATTTACTAGGTAAGTTTAAAGATGGTCTTTGGGTTGGTTTGTTTGCACCAACAGAGGGTCAGGCAGAAACACTCTTTGGTCGTACCGTTACACGACTTACATCAGAGCGTGCATTAGAAATTCTTGGTGACCCTGAAATTGACGACTCTGCTGCACGTATTGGGGGAGTAACACGAATGATTAAACTAAAGAAGTCTGGCTCAACAATCACAATGATGACAGCCAACCCACGTGCAAAAATTGAGTCTAAGTCTTTCCATTTGATTGTTATTGATGAGTGCCAAGAAGCAGATGACTTTGTTGTATCTAAGTCAATCTCTCCTATGCTTGCTTACTACGCAGGAACCATGGTTAAAACAGGAACACCAACAACAAGTAAAAATAACTTTTATAGAGCAATCCAACTAAACAAGCGTCGTCAAACAACGCGAGGTGCTAGACAAAACCATTTCCAATGGGACTGGAAAGATGTTGCAAAATTTAACGAAAACTACTCAAAGTTCATAAGGAAAGAGACTCTACGTATTGGTGAAGACTCCGATGAGTTCCAAATGTCTTACAACTGTAAGTGGCTTCTTGAACGAGGTATGTTTGTAACTTCAGGAGTTATGGATGAATTAGGTGACACATCTCAAGAGGTAGTAAAGGTTTGGCATAAAACTCCTGTTGTTGTAGGGATTGACCCTGCACGTAAGATGGACTCAACAGTTGTTACTGTTGTGTGGGTTGACTGGGATAGACCAGATGAATTCGGTTACTTTGAGCATCGCGTTTTAAACTGGATGGAATTACAAGGAGATGACTGGGAAGAGCAATACTTCCAAATAGTTAACTTTCTTTCTAACTACGATGTACTTGCTGTTGGCGTTGACGCTAACGGTGTTGGTGATGCTGTTGCACAGCGTCTTAGACTTTTACTCCCACGAGCAGAGGTTGCTTCTATTACCTCTAGTGCTACCGAGCAGTCACAACGTTGGAAACACCTTCAAGCATTAATTCAAAGAAAAATGTTGGGTTATCCTGCCCATGCAAAATCACGTCGATTAAGAACGTGGAAAAGGTTTTACCAACAGATGGTCGATGCTGAGGTTCAATACAAGGGACCTAACTTCCTTGTGGCTGCCCCTGATGAGTCTTACGCCCATGATGACTATGTAGATAGCCTTTCTATTGCCTGTGCTATGACTAAGGATTTAGTCATGCCAGAGGTGGTTTTAACAAGCAGTCCGTTTTTTACTAAAAATTAAAAGCGAGTTAACCCTTACTTATCGTAAAAAATCAGAGAAAATCATCTTTGGAATAGGCCATTCCGTCTTACTAACCTTATAAGGAGTCATAATGACACTAGCACCAAACCCACAGTTCCCTGAAAAGGGTTCAAATGTTTACGAAATGAAAGAGGCAGGAAACGCATCACGTCGTGGTCCTCTTCGTTTTGAAGAAGGTATCGCAACTGATACTGATGTTCCAAATGATTTTGAACTAGGAATGCAGCAAGGTTTTGCTGCTGCTGCAGGTCGTCCAAACCGTAATGCTCCAGTCTGGCAAAAGACTGCTGCAGAAACTATGCAGGCACGTGCCCATGTTGGCTCTGCTGCATGGACAGAAGCACCAACATTCCTTGCTGAGTTCTCACACGGGTCTTTCACAGACTATGCAGAACAAAAGACTGAGGTTGTTGCACGCTCTGGTGGACGTACACAACGTACTTCCCCAACCGTAGTAAACGACTAAAAGAGTTTTTTGTCTTTGACCCCCTAGGATTGTCCTAGGGGGAACAAAGTTGTAAAGGAAATAATTGTGGCTGAAAAACCTGCTAATCCAAAACTTTGGGAAATGATAATTGCTCAAGCAAGAGCCAAGTATTCAACCTACCCAAATCCTGCAGCAAGTCACTGGGTTCGAGAGAGATACACTCAAAGTGGTGGTAGATTTACCGACACAAATAGTCCTATAGAAATAACAAAAAAACTTAATGAAAAACAGTTCGCAAAATTGCAAAAAGAACGTGGCACTAAAAAAGACGCAAAAGACGTGAAACGTAAAAAGGATAAGGGCGGAAAAAAGAGTGACACTAAGTAAGGTCATACGATGAGTTTTGTTGACTTTTCCCCTCCCTCATACAGAGCAGCCTCCTCTGATTTAACTATCTCAATTTCTCCCCTAGGTTTAGTAGAACTAGCAGACGAAGAATTTGAAGTTCATGGTCCGCGTTTAAATCGCTACTCTTTAAACTGGGCGATGTATTTAGGTCATCACTGGGGTTACCGCCGTGAACAAGGCGAAATGCAAATTGCAGTCAACTACTACAGAGCATTTACAGATTATCTTTCTAGATTTACATTTGGCAAGGGAATTGGTTTCCGCAGCCCTAAAGCAACTGAAGCAATTGTTCCAGACCGTTTGCAACGAGTATGGGAAGTAGATAACGACAAAACTAGAGTTCTTTTAGAAATGGCACAGCAAGGCGGAATCTCTGGAGATTGCTTTGTAAAAGTAGCCTATGAAGAACCGTGGACTGATGCAGTTGGTCGAGTACACCCAGGAAAGGTTCGAGTTCTTCCTCTTAACTCATCTTTCTCATTCCCAGAGTTTCACCCCCACGACCGCAATCGTCTTTTAAGGTTTAAGCAGAAGTATCGTTTCTGGGGAACTTCTTTAGAGGGAACAAGACAGGTATTTACTTACACTGAGATTCTTACAGATGACCTTATTGAAGAGTACATTAACGATGAACTTATTGACTCTCGTCCAAATCCTCTAGGAACAATCCCAGTTGTACATATTGCAAATATCCCTGTTGCTGGCTCACCTTGGGGTCTTCCTGATTGCCATGACATTATTTCCATTAATCGTGCATACAATGAAATTTCAACAGATGTTGCAGACATTATCAATTACCACGCTGCACCTGTGACAGTTATTGTTGGTGCAAAGGCTTCTAACCTTGAGAAGGGTCCTAAGAAAGTTTGGGGCGGTCTTCCTAAAGACGCACAGGTATTTAACCTTGAAGGTGGCGGAGCAGGCATTGATGGTGCTCTAAAGTATCTAGAACTATTAAAGCGTTCTATGCACGAGTTAATGAACGTTCCAGAGACAGCACTTGGTCAAGTTCAACCAATTTCAAATACTTCGGGTGTTGCACTTTCAATTCAGTATCAGCCTCTTATGAATCGTTGGACTCAAAAGACTGCCCAGTATGGAATCGGCCTTGAGAAGATTAACGAACTTATTATTTTGAACTTGGCAGTTAAAGAGCCAGAAACAATGATGTACAACCCAGATGAAGACGGTCCAATCAAAGAAGGTCAAATGGTTAAACTTGACCCTAACGACTCTCTTACCTATCAAAACAGCGTTCAGTTCCCACCTCCTCTTCCACTAGATAAGTTAATTATCCTTAACGAAGTACAAACTAAACTTGGCATGGGTCTTGAGTCTAAAGAAGGTGCTCTACGCACTTTGGGAGAAGAGTTCCCAGAAGAGAAACTACAAGAGATTCGTGAAGAACTTAAAGCGGAAGCACTCTCAGATGGTGCTCTAACCTTGTTAAAGGTGCAGATTCAAAAAGAAATTCAAGATATGACTGGAATGATGCCAGGTCCTGGAGGAGATGGAGCAGTTCCACTGCAACCTACTCAACTAGGTGATGGCGACATTATGGGAGATAACCTCTCAGGTGCTCCAACCCCAGAAAACGCTGCCGACCCTGCTGCCCAAGAAATGGCTATGACAGAGGCTGGTATGGAGATGGATATTCGGAACAAACTGCTAACCGAGTCCTATGGAACGAAAATTCCGCAGAGAAGAGCAGTAGATAGAAGCCAATAAATTTCAGATGAAAAATCTGATTTAGCCTGACAAACACCTCTAAATGTTGTGCAATTATCAGGTAAGAAATGTGGGACACGCGGATAAAACCGCATTCGGACAATAACCAAGGAAACGGATACGCAATTACTATGGAAAACACTGAAGTACAAGAAGTACAGATTGAGTCAGTAGTGCAAGAGACTGCTACTCCTATCGTGGAAAGTAAGGCTTCTAAGGAAGCAACTGACTTTGGCTTTTCAGCCGAAGACTTATCTCGTGCTCGTGCACAAGAGAAAGAAAAGTTGTATCCGCAAATGGAAAAACTAAAAGAAGAACTTGCTACCTTGAAGAAGGAGCGCGATGAGAAGGCAGAGCAAGAAGAAATTGCTCGTCAACAGCAGGCTGAACTTGAGGAAAAGAAACTAGAAGCAGACATGGACATCCGTCAACTTCTAGAAAAAAAGGAAAAAGAATTTCAGACTCAGTTAGAAGCAGAGCGTCTCGAAAGAGAACGTGCCTTTGCTCTACTTGAGCAAGAAAAACATTTTCAAGAAGTAATGCAGTATCGTCAACAAAGAATTGAGCAGGAGCGTGAAAACGTAATTCCTGAACTCATTGATTTGATTGAGGGTAACAACCGTGATGAAATCGAGCAGAGCATCGCGTCATTGAAAGATAAATCTGCTCGTATTCTCGACTCTGCACAGCAGGCTTTACAGTCTACTCGCAGAGAAATGGCAGGAACACGTATTACGTCTCCTGCATCAGGACCTCTCGATAATGATTCGGAACAACGTTCGTACTCTCCCGAAAGTATTCGGGAAATGTCATTGGCGGATTACGCGAAGCAACGAGCCAAACTACTTGGCGAAGCAGCAGGTAATCGTGGTAAGGGACTGTTCGGGTAAAACCAAACAAACTAAATTATCCAACTAACTAGAAAGGACTGATACCAACATGGCATCAGCGATTACAGGCACCAGTGAATTAGCAGGAGCACCTACCGCTTATAGTGGTTCAAACTCCAGCCTATCCACAGCAATTCAGACCATCTGGTCTAAAGAAATTCTATTTCAAGCAATGCCAATTCTGCGTTTCGAGCAGTTTGCAGTTAAGAAGACTGAACTAGGTGTAGCACCTGGTCTTCGTGTGAACTTCCTACGTTACAAGAACTTTGCTGTAGACCCATCACCACTTACAGAAGGTGTACGTCTAACAACAAACGCTCTTACAGCAGAACAAATTGCAATCACAGTTGCAGAACACGGCTACGCAGTAGCAGTTTCTGAACTACTTCTTAACGCATCATTCGATGACGTTATGGCATCATCTTCACGTCTTCTAGGTCGCCACATGGCACAGTACCTAGATGTACAGGCACGTAACACATTAGGTGCTGCAACATCTGCAGTATTTGGTTACGACCGTACAGGCGTATCAGCAGGGTCACAGTCATTCTACGACGAAGGCTCAAAGGCAACATCAATCTCAACCATCACAGCCAACCACAAGTTGACTACTGGTTCTGTCAAGGATGCTGCACTTACCCTTGCTTCAAAGAACATTCCTCGCTTAGGTGAGACATACGTAATGTTCATCAATCCAAAGCAGTCACGTGACATTCGTTCGAACCCAGAGTTCATCGAAGTTACAAAGTACGCTGCTCCAGGAAACTTCATGCTAGGTGAAATCGGTCGTCTATACGACGTAGTATTCATCGAAACAACTCAGGTTAAGTCATACGCAGCAGCAGCAGTTGTTAATGAGACTGCAAATGTTGGTGCACCTGCTGACCAGACTGAAGTTCCAGTAAAGGCCAATACAAACCCAGGTTCAGGTGGAAACCCAACAGGTTCAACTTCACCAAACCCTGCTGGTTCATCTGGCGGAACTGTGGCTGCAGGAGTAACTGTCTACGAGTCAATCATGATTGGTGACAACGCATTCGGTCACGCAATTTCCCTTCCAGTTGAACTTCGCGATGGTGGCGTTCTTGACTTCGGTCGTGAGCACGCTCTTGCTTGGTATGCAATTTGGGGTCTTGGCGTAATCACAGACCAGGCAATTTGCAAGGTCTTCACTGCTTAATTAAATAAGCGTTTGGTTGGAAGAGTCCCATACTCCTTCTTTGGGACTCTTCCTCCACAAAAAATTACAAAACTAACACAAGGAGAAATACATCGTGGCAAACAAAGCAACTAGTCCTCTGGACGCAACAGGGCGTGCACAGGAACAAGCAACAAAAGAAAATGCAGAAGCACTTCGTAAGCGTAAGGAAGAAATTTCTACAGCGAACAAGGTTGAGGCTGAACTTCTGGAAACTGCGGTCTTTGACCCAAAGAACCCAGAGAAACCAATTGTTCTAGACGAAATCGTAGAAGTTGGCGTAACACTTGCAAATGACAAAGTTGTTATCCGAACCATCACAGACATTGAAGAAATGACCTGGGGTGTAGGAAATACATACAACTTTAAAGCAGGAGTTAAATATTCAGTTCCTTCAGAACTGGCTAACTATCTCGAAGGTCTAGGTTATATTTGGCGACCAAACTAAACCAACCGTTTAGTTATCGTCAATCCTCTGGTTACTCCTCTAGTTTCTGCCCTCCTCCTAGAGGAGTAACCTTTTTAATGCTGATTAAATTTGCTTAATAAGGAATCATTAGCATCTAGAGTTTAAGCACGGAGGATACGTGGCAACAGCGTCTAACTTAGCCGAAATGGTTAGGTCCGAAATAGGAGACTCCTCTAAGTCTTTTGTTATGCAGTTTATTGCAGATGGTACAACAAATAGATTTGGTCTTCACTACTCTCCAGTAGATGCAGCAAGCCTGTACGTAAGATTTGATGACTTCAACGTTTCCAACGATGTCTCTGTAGAAGAGGCAAGCGGAGTATTGGTAACAGATGTAATTCCACCAGATGGAACTGAAATCACAGTTGCTGGCAATTACTTTAGATATTTCACACCAGCAGAAATTAATCGCTTTGTAGAAAATGCTGTACTGCAGCATTCAAATAATAGAACAGACTCGCTAGGAAGAATACAGACACTTGAAAATCTTCCTCCAGTAGAGGTGTATCCAGTATCTCTTCTTGCAAGCACACTTGCTCTTTATACTTTAGCAACAGATGCTTCTTTTGATATTAACGTATTCGCTCCAGACGGTGTGACAATTCCACGTTCTGAGCGTTACCGTCAATTAATGGATATGATTCAAGCACGCAAAGACCAATATCGTGAACTGTGTATATTGCTAGGAATTGGTCTTTATAGAATTGAAGTATTCACATTCCGCAGAATTTCTAAAACCACAAACCACTACGTTCCAGTTTATCGACCACAGGAGGTGGATGATTACTCTTACCCAGAAAGAATCGAACTTGCCCGACCTACCTATGGCGACCAGCCCTCAGAGCGACCTTATGACTCTGTGGAACTTACTGCCTATCAAGATGTGGCGTTTACGTACTCTATTCCGTACGTCGGAAACCTCACTGAAAAGGGAGCCGTAGCCAATATTCGCTGGAAAGCGGGTGCTCCACAAAGTCACATGCCTTTTACGGTGACAGTTACTACATCTGGCACGGATAATACAAGCCATACAATCAATATTAGTTTAACCAAAGAACAGACCAGGAGACTTGCACAGCGTATGTACTGGGACATCGAATTTGTTTATAACGATGGACAAAGAACAACGTATAAGGCAGGCAAACTATTTACAGTGCGTGAGGTGACAACGTAATGCCTATTGACCCAAATAGCCCTCTCTACCCAGAGATTGACCCTGCACTTTTACCTGGCGTTCCTACAACTCGAGGAGCACGTGGTTATCAAGGACCAACAGGTCCAACAGGTCCACAAGGTCCTGCAGGTTCTGCTTCTGCAACTGGTGCAACAGGTTCTACTGGTGCAACTGGTGCGACTGGTGCAACAGGACCACAAGGTCCTACTGGTTCAGTTGGACCACAAGGTTTAACTGGATTTACTGGTGCATCAGGTCCTACTGGACCAACTGGTGCTGACTCTCGTGTAACTGGACCAACAGGTTCAGCAGGAGCAACAGGACCAACTGGTGCAATGGGTTCTACTGGTGCGACTGGTGCAATGGGTGCAACAGGACCAACTGGTCAACAAGGTATTCAAGGTATTCAAGGCGTTCAAGGTGTAACTGGACCAACTGGTGCATCTGGTGTTGCGGGTAATACTGGTGCAACAGGTCCTACAGGACCACAAGGTGTAATTGGTGTAACTGGTCCAACAGGTCCGACTGGTGCAGATTCACAAGTAACTGGTCCAACAGGTCCGACTGGTGCACAAGGTGCACTTGGTTTTACTGGACCAACTGGTGCAACTGGTAACACAGGACCAACGGGTGCTGCTTCAACTGTTACTGGTCCTACAGGTAACACAGGACCTACAGGACCTACTGGTCCAACTGGTGCACAAGGAACTGCTGTAACAATTAAGGGTGAGTATGCAGACCAAGCAACATTACTTGCTGCTCGTCCTACAGGAAATTTTGGCGATGCTTATTTAATCGCAAGTGGTGATTTATATGTTTGGACCCCAAACTCAACTCCACCAAACTTTGGTACATGGAATAACGTTGGAAACATTCAAGGACCTACAGGACCTAGAGGTTTAACTGGTCCAACTGGTGATACTGGTGCTGCTTCAAATGTAACTGGTCCAACAGGTTCACAAGGACCTACTGGCCCTACAGGACCAACTGGTGCAGCCTCAACTGTAACTGGACCAACTGGTGCTACAGGTTCAACAGGCCCTACTGGTGCTACTGGTGCATCTGGTGCTGCCTCTACCGTTACAGGCCCTACTGGTGCAACAGGTCCAACTGGAGCAACAGGTGCTAACTCAACTGTTACAGGCCCTACTGGTGCAACTGGTGCAACTGGACCAACAGGTGCTACAGGTGCTGCTGGTACATCTATTAACCTTAAGGGAACTGTTGCCACTGTTAATGACCTTCCTGCAAGTGGAAACACCACTGGTGATGCTTACTTAGTAACCGCTTCTGGAAACATTTATATTTGGTCAGGTTCAGTGTGGACAGATGGTGGACCATTCCGTGGTCCAACTGGTGCTACAGGACCTACTGGTGCTACAGGTTCTACTGGTGCTGCAAGCACAGTTACAGGACCTACAGGTGCTACTGGACCGACTGGTGCTACTGGACCAACAGGTTCACAAGGCCCAACAGGTGCACGTAACGGAACAACCTTTAAGATTACAAATAATGGTGCGGGAACACAATTCTTAGTTGAAGGTATTACAGGAGATACACCAACACTTGATGTTGTTCGTGGAGAAACCTACTACTTTGATTTAAGTTCTGTTCCAATCACAGATTCTTTTGTAATTCGTTTTAACTTAACAGATACTGCAAACCCAATTCCTGGAATGGTTGGAAACGTCATTTCTACAGGAGCCTATGCAGGTAGTACTCCTAATATTATTACCTACACAGTTCCTCTTGATGCTCCCGCAAACTTAATTTACCGAAGCGTTCAAGATGCAACCCAAGTCGGTGTAATTGCTATCTACGATAAGCGTGGCCCTACTGGTCCAACTGGTCCACAGGGTGTAACTGGTCCTACTGGTGCAGCATCAACAGTTGTTGGTCCTACAGGTCCTACAGGTCCAACTGGTCCAACTGGTCCTGTTGGTCAGTTCACCGCTTCAGCGAGTGCTCCTCCTATTGCAGAAGCAGAGCCAGGTGATGCTTGGTTTAACACTCAAAACGCAAAAACTTACGTATTCTTTAACGGTACGTGGACAGAAGTTGCTTCAGGAAACTCTGGTCCAACAGGTCCACAAGGACAGGCTGGTTCATTAGCACTATCTACTATGTGGTGGCTAGGAGCATGATGTTTACACAGTTAAATGCAAAATTAATTAGTAAAGTATGCAAGATGATTATAGAGAAGGATGGTCGTAACTAATGCCTGGTTTTCTTGGTGGTAGTAGTGGAGGAAGTACAAGTTCTTCTGGCACAGGTGGAGAGATAACTTTCCCATCACAGTTTATTGACCCAGTAACTAAACTCCGTGTTTCACAACCTGAAACACTGATTGATACTGACTTTGAATATGGTCTACAGCCTACTAAGTGGGAAACTGTTGAACTTATTAACAAC